TGGCGTGGTCGTGGTGCGTCATGGTGTCAGTCTCCTTTGCGTTATATGCGGCCAAGTGTTCAATGATGTCGTCGTCGGTATATTGGAACGATTCGTCCAACCCGAAGTAGGGCACGACAAACTCCCAGAATCGCTCGCGGTCTTCGGATGGCAGTTCGTCCGGGTACAGTTCCCGGCGTATCTCCTCCAGTTCCTCGGCGTTAAGGGGCCGATCCGGGTCCATACAGGGCATGGCGGGTCCGTACATGGTCAGCCCACCCATTCATTGACGCGCTCGCATGCGTCCTGATCGGACAAATGGCGAATGTCAGCGGACACAAAGGGGCACGAATGCCAGTCGGCGCTTACGTCGGGATAGCGATACCAGACCACGCACCCGGCATGCACCGGATCGAATGACAGTTCTATCGTGTCGTCGTGCGCGCCTACGATGGCGCTAATGGTTTTCAATTCCATATCGTGTGATCCTTTCAAAACAGCGCCGGGGTGTCCGGCAGGGGTTGACGTGGGGCCACTGGCGCGCGCACGGGCTTAGGGTCCGGGGCGTGGCCGGGGGCCGGTAACGTGACGGGGAAGGGCCACGGGCGGGGGCGGGGCGGGCTTAGGGGCGTGGCGTGGTGCATTGGGTTGGAGCGGGACATATTCGGGCCTCAGCGATACCAGTAAGTCACGCCGTCGATTTCGGCGGCGCTGTAGTCCATGCGGATATTGCGCGCGGTGGCCTCCCAATCAATCTCAATGTAGCTGGGCAGGTCTTGCGTCCTGATGTCGCCGATGTCATGGCACAGCTCAGTCGCGTAGTCGATGAAATAGCTGTCGCGGATCAGCGTTACGGGGTACCAGTCGCCGCGCCACTGTTCATCTCCGCCAGCGCCTGCGAGTTCTTCCAAGAAAGCCCGAAGGGCTGTCAATTCTTCGGTGAGTGCATCTGCCGTCGGTTGGTGGCCGGTATGCTCGGTTTCCGTCATTTCTACGATGTCAGACTCCAGTTCTTCAACGCGGGCGATGATGTCGCGCACGTCGATGATGTCAGCGGTCAGGTCAAGAGTAGTTGCGTTCATGGTGTACCTCAGTGGATTGGATTGGACTGTGATGCTGGCGCATCCCATAGGCGCCCGCTGGGGTTGCAATGCCGGCGCGTCCCATAATTGCTTGCCGGGTGCGCATGCAGAGATGATGTCGCGGAAGCGCATGGTGTGGTTCTCCGTTAGATGAATGCGGCGAGCAAAAGCCCGAGAGTTGCGCCAAAGGCGCATGCGAAGATGATGTCAATGGGGCGAGTGCGCATGGTGTCAGGCTCCGATGATGCGCGGCCCGTAGGCCGCGCGGGTTGACGTTAGATTTCGCTGTTGTGGGTCAGGCGTGGAGGCGCAGGCGGCCAGAAAAGCCGCGAGCCTTGAGGGCGTCAATGGCGTTACGCAATGCTGCGGCGCGAGACTCGCCCACAAACACGGGCGCAATGTTCCCGTATCCGGGGATCGGGGCGTCGAATTCCACATGCCAAGCGCCGGGAATAGTGGCCCGCAGTGTCGGGCTGTAGCGGTCAGGTTGCAGATAGCAGGATGCATGAATCAGCATGATAGGTTACCTATGCGGTTGGTTGAGACATCCATAATGTACGGGATTGTTGTTAGCCCAGTAAAGTGTAGGGGCTTTGCCAATCGTATGATGATTGTCAGGACATCCCGTTACCTAAGTTGGCGCAAGGGGATTAGACAGCGATCTAGGTGCAAAACTAGGTAGTGACTAGGCGCCGTCTGCGCCCCTCTCCACCGAGGGGGCTATGCTTTATAGGTAGTCTAATCTATACCATACCAAGAAAAGTAAAAAGTAATAAGTATACTGACGATCACGGCGGCGCACGCGTCCGGCGCGGCTTCGATATGCTATGCCCAGAGCGCCTACCATGACCTAGCCCCATCAAGCCACGTTCGCGCACCTGCGCACCGCTCAGGTCACATAGGCGCATGGCATGGCATAGCCTAGAACACCTAGCAGCTGGACGCCATGCTGCCCAGGGCAGCGACCCGGATAGGCATGACCTAATGACCTAGCAGACTGCAGACTGCAGACGGCGTGCGGCCAGGCGCCAGAGAGGGGGGAGGGGGGGGCCGGCGACCTGAGCGGTCAAAAACGAAGGGCTTAGAAACGGTTTTATTTTTTTATTTGCAAAAATAAACAAGACCTCGTATACTTAGCCGCATGAAATACATCGCCGTCGACGAGCTTAAAGCCTACCTGCACTACGACCCGGACACAGGCGTGTTCACGGCGCGCAAAGTTTGCGGCAGCCGCCCTGCGGGCCGCGTTCTTGGGTCCACTACTTCACAAGGCTACGTACAAGTAAGCGTTGGAAGTCGCTCTTACACTGCGCAACGGTTAGCGTGGCTGTACGTGCATGGCAAATGGCCTAAAGGCGTCGTAGACCACATCAACCGCGTCCGCAACGACAACCGCATCTGCAACTTGCGCGACGTAAATCGATCGCGCAACTCGTTGAACACTGAGTACACCACCAGTAAAGCTAAAGTGCGCGGCGTAACTTACGCCCCGCCTTGGCGCGCGTTTATCCAAGTTGACGGCAAGCGCAGAGACCTTGGTCGGTTTCACACGCTTGAAGAAGCCGTTGCAGCAAGAAAAGCCGCCGAAAAAGAATACAAGGTGTAGGATGCCGCCATGTTCAAGTCGCTCCCGCTGACCATCCGCGAAGTCAAGGCCACAGAGGCCGTGCTGAACCGCGTGTATGACGCGGCGAAACTGGGTTTGAAGGGCGACAACCTGGCGCTGGCGGCAGGGTTGTTGCCAAGCGAATACCGGCGCTTGCGCGAACTGGACCCGATTGCGGAGTTGGCCGAGCAGAAGGGGCGCGCGGACGGCGAGATCGCCATGTCCACGGTGTTGCATGATGCGGCGATGAACGGCGACTCCAAGGCGGCGCTTGAGATATTGAAGCACGCTCACGGTTGGGTAGCCAAGCAGCAGGTACAGATCGACGTGGCGCAGCAGATCAGCATCACGGCGGCGCTTGAGCAGGCGCAGTCGCGGGTGTTGGAACTCGTACATGAGGTGACGGATGCAAGAGCCCCGGTTTTCGGCGGATCAAGAGCAAGGCTTGATGGCCAGGCTCTGGAGTCCGGCGATAGCGAACGACCCTGAGAAGTTCGTCCTGTTCGCGTTCCCGTGGGGCGAGAACGGCACGCCGCTGGCCAAGCACAAGGGGCCGCGCGCGTGGCAGCGTCAGGTGCTGCGCGACATCCGCGACCACATCGCCAAAAACCAGACCATAGACGCCTACCAGGTGCTGCGCATGGCCACGGCGTCAGGTCGGGGCATCGGCAAGTCGGCGTTGGTGAGTTGGTTGGTGGTGTGGATGCTGACCACGCGCATCGGCGCCAGCGTGATCGTGTCGGCCAACAGCGAGGCGCAGCTCCGCAGCATCACTTGGGCCGAGATCACGAAATGGCTGGCGATGTTGATCAACAGCCACTGGTGGGAGATCAGCGCGACGCGGATCACGCCGGCCAAATGGCTGAGCGAGATCGTGGAGCGCGACCTACGCAAGGGCACGCGGTACTGGGGCGCGGAGGGTCGGCTGTGGTCGGAGGAGAACCCCGACGCTTACGCCGGCCTGCACAACAGCGACGGCGTGCTGCTGATCTTTGACGAAGCCAGCGGCATACCGGACACGATCTGGGACGTGGCGCAGGGCTTCTTCACGGAGAACACGCCGCACCGGTTCTGGCTGGCGTTCAGCAACCCCCGGCGCAACCAAGGGTACTTTTACGAGTGCTTTAACGCCAAGCGGGCGTTCTGGAACACGCGGCAGATCGACGCCCGCACGGTCGAGGACACGGACAAGAGCGTCTACGAGCAGATCATCGAAGAGTACGGCGAGGACAGCCCGCAGGCCCGCATCGAGGTCTACGGCGAGTTCCCGTCAACGGGTGACGAGCAGTTCATCGCGCCAAGGCTGGTCGATGAGGCGTTCAAGCGAGCCAAGTACAAAGACCCCGGAGCCCCCATCGTGATCGGCGTGGACCCGGCGCGCAGCGGGACGGACTCCACCGTCATCGTGGCTAGGCAAGGGCGCGACATACTGGAGATCCGGCGCTACCGGGGCGACGACACCATGACGGTGGTGGGGCACGTCATTGAGGCGATTGAGGACTTCAAGCCGACGCTGGTGGTGCTGGACGAGGGCGGGCTGGGGTACGGCATCCTTGACAGGCTAAACGAGCAGCGTTATAAGGTGCGCGGCGTCAATTTTGGCTGGAAAGCCAAGAATCAGGTCATGTGGGGCAACAAACGGGCCGAAATGTGGGGCGCGATGCGCGACTGGTTGCGCACTGCGGCCATCAAAGAGGACCGGCAACTGAAAACGGACCTGACGGGGCCGAAAACCAAGCCCGACAGCAGCGGAACGATCTATCTGGAGTCGAAAAAGGACATGAAAGCCCGCGGATTGGCCTCTCCAGACGCTGCTGACGCGCTGGCGGTCACGTTCGCCTTTCCTGTGGCCTCCAGAGAGCGCGTAAACCGCCCCAGAACGCTTACAATGCGCGACAGAAGCCAAATGTCGGCAAGTTGGATGGGGGCGTGATGACCAAGAAATCCGTGTCTTTGAGCGTTGGCCGGGGCGAGAAGCGTCCTACCAGCCAAGGCGCGGGTTTGACGGCTAAGGGGCGCGAGAAGTACAACCGCGAGACGGGCTCCAACCTCAAGGCCCCGGCCCCGAACCCCAAGACCGAGGCTGACAAGGGTCGAAAGGCGAGCTTCTGCGCCCGCATGGGCGCGGTAGCAGCCAAGGCCGAGAACGGCGAACGCGCCAAGGCGGCGCTCAAGCGTTGGAAGTGCTAAAAATGGCAACAAAACCGGGTCTGTATGCTGCAATTCACGCCAAGCGTGAGCGTATCAAAGAAGGCTCTGGCGAAAAGATGCGCAAACCGGGCACAACGGGTGCTCCGACCGCCAAAGCATTCAAAGAGTCCGCCAAGACGGCGAAGAAGAGCAAGTAATGGCTGACTACACCGGCATCACGGCTGCAGCAGCCGTCGCCAACGGCGGCGGGGGTAAAAACAAGTCTGAATCAGACTTGCTGGCCACCGCGCGCACCCGGCTAAATCAGGCGATTTCGGCGTATGGGGAAAGTCGAGAGGACGAGCTTGACGACCTGAAGTTCTTCGCCGGCAGTCCGGACAACCACTGGCAGTGGCCAG